GTGTAACTTTACGAATAACACAGGCGCGCATACGAATAATACATCAGGTACTAATAGCACGAACACTTCTTATAGTACTAATACCGCGTGGAATACAAATACTACGTACCAGACTACCTTTACTAATAATACAGGACAGACAACAAATAATACAAATACTAGTTACCAGACTACCTTTACTAATAATACAGGTGCTCACACAAATAATACAAATACTAGTTACCAGACTACCTTTACTAATAATACAGGTGCTCACACAAATAATACAAATACTTCGTATAACACAGCGTTTACAAATTCGACTGCTGGAACAAACAGTACCTCGTATAATACTAACACTAGTAAGCTAACTAACGTAGATTCAGTTTCTACCAGTTATAATACTAACACTAGTAAGATAACTAACGTAGATTCAGTTTCTACCAGTTATAATACTAACACTAGTAACCTGACAGATAATGTACAAGTAAGTACTACATGGAATACGAATACTGCTAGAACTACAACTTATGAGACTACTTTTGCCACTTCTAGGTCTAGCTCAAGAGCTACATCTACGAGTAGAAGCACAACTACTACTTATAACACAACTAAGTCTACTGCAAGTTCAAGATCTACTTCAACAAGTAAGTCAACAACAACAGTATATGATACTAGTAAGTCTACTGCAAGTTCAAGAGCTACTTCAACTACGTTGTCTACAGCAACAGTATACGCAACTACTCTTGGTACGCTTACAAGTAGAGCAACTGATACAACTAGGTCTACAGTATGTACGTTTAACACAACTACTACTACTGCTAGTTCAAGAGCAACTGGAACAAGTAAAACAACTACTTGTACCTTCGATACTACAACATCAACAGCAAGTTCAAGAGCTACTTCAACAAGTAAATCTACAACTAGCACCTTTGATACTACTAGATCAACTGCGACAGTCTTTGAGACAAGTAGTACAACAGGATCTGTGTTCAATACTACCAGAAGTACTACAAGTACATTTGGAACTACTAGAGCAACAGACACAACTATAACAACGGATCATTTGACAACTATTGCAACTGCAACAGCTACAAATATCTTTGAAAGAATAACAGCGTCACAAGCTGGGACTATATTCGATACTGAAGTATCAAGCGCTTCAGACATCGGTGCCTCATATTGGGACGGATCACAATGGAGCTAAAACATGGCGGAAGCTAAAACAGAACAAAGGATTAAACCACATCCTGCAAGAAATAGTACTATCACACCAGAGTACGTGAATAATAAGATGGAAAACCTAATGGCAGCCCTCTTTGACACAATAGGTGAGAATGAAGAAAGAATAAGGGAACTTGAATTACAAGTTTGGAAATTAACTGAGTCACTCAAGGTAAAATAATGGCAGGACTAGACGCACTAGCTATAAATGAAGAGTTAGGAGATGTACCGACTCATTTTATGAAGTCTGGTAGTTGTATGCCACCCAAGGATAGGCTAGAAACATTACTAGAGTTTCAAAGAAGAGTTCTCCCTAAGTCACATAGAGGAGTATCATTTGAATTTGATTTATGGTATAATACAAATCAATTATATACTATAAATAACTTCTTATATACAGATTTTTTAGGTGGCGGAATATTTATTCGTGTTAATAGCATTAAGATAAATGACCGCATTATGCACAATATTGCTGATTCAGATATAAAAATAGATGAAGAAAGAATACAAACCATAATAGATAACTTAGAAAATAAGTATACATTACAGAACAATAGATCGGCACATGAAAAAGTAGTCTTCCCACCAGGAAGTAACTTAATTCAAAACGGTAAGAATGTAATGGATTGGAAGAAACTTGATAAAAAAATAGAAGAAGGTTTTATAATAAAGCCACACCCTATAACAGCGCATATATGGATTGCTAAATATAAGGCAAGGTATGGCGCAGATAAGGTACTAAATAAGAAATACGGTGGTCACGAAATCCTTGAGAAGTGTACTGACCTAGCTTTCTGTCCTAACAGTCAAATGGGAATAGAAGGCTTGTTACTAGGTAAGAATATTCATTCAATAGCAACTCCGAGAGCAGCTAGAGAAAAGAATCATTTAACCTATGAAGCAATATACCAAGGAATAGCAGGAAAAGACTGCGGATCACGAACAGCCTTACTGAAAATACTTTCTAGTAAGAGATCTGGCATCATGTTCCACTTTGACAATGATGCGGAAGAACGCGTCGAGAGATATCTCGAACAATTTTGGGAATACACAATAAGAAAATGATAGACATAATTATACTAACAGAGGAAATAAATACAGAATATACCCTCAGCTCTTTACTTAATAGTTCAGAGAACTTTAGACTTCACCTGTTCAATAGGAGGGGTCTGCTTAACGAAAATATGCAACCAACTATTCAATGGGCACTTGCTAACTTCAGAGAAGTATATGTCTACCAGACTCCTTGGACTTTTAAAGGCCCAGGCTCTCAGAGAATGGCAAGAGTATTGTTACAGTTTAAAGAGCATTGGAAAGACAAAGCTCCTAAAGGCTTCCCTATAGAAAGAGTCTTAGTAACTACTAAGGGAGCTAGGGTATTTAATGGTAAGTTTGCTGGAAATGTTCCTACTGTGGCGCAGATGGGCGATAAGATGGCTTTCTTTTCTAAGAAGTACCAGTATCATGACCATAAGTTCTACGGCAACTACTATCAGATTTTAGGACTAGACGCTAAAAAGTATGATACTGAAAAAGATTTTATGTTACTTAATTGGGCTAAATTTAAGACCTTAAATAACTCTAATTTCTTACCTGGCGGAAAAGCTACACCACAGAAAGATGCACAGACCGGAAAGTCACTTAATCAAGTTGACTCGTTTATTAACTCAGCAGACAACCCTACATTCTTTAAAGAATTGAAGAAAGAAAAGATTGGGTATATGCCTATGTACTTTGATATGAATGTTGATGAACTAATTAAGAAAGAGTCTATTGGACCAAAAGACACAATCAATCATAACATTATGATGAGAAAAGCATTCTCTCTAAACTTAGATACCCCATGGTTGTATGAAACATATTACCAAATGCCTACTCTACATTACATGGCAATCCCATGGGATGTATGGAGCAACCTTATAGATGATATCCCCCTCAATCTAAGAAGAGAGGCTATAAATGAGAGACTACTAGAAAAAACTAATCATCAGAAAAGGTACTTGCGAAAAGTAGTAGAAGCAGGGTACTTACTAGGTAAAATATAGTGATGAAAAGTATTCCTTTACTATATAGGTTATTCCGTTACAGTCCTGATGGTGAAGACAACGCTAACATGATAGCACGGGTTGTAACTCACTTTAATGGAAAGTCTAAATTCAACCAAATGTGCAAATGGGCAGAGACACCTGTAGGTAAAAGATACCTTGCAGGAGAACGCATCATTGATAACATAGAAGATTTTAGAGAACGTGACGATAATACTCTCGGAAGAAAGTATTTAGAGTTTATGGATAGATTTTACTTTGGTAAGTTAGCTGACTTGATAGTTCTACCAGACAGAGTTAAAGCCGACCTTGTAGAAGAAAAGTACGCCTTATTTATAATGGACACTCACGACTTCCTTCACGTTATTCTAGGATACCCACCAACTCCCTTTGGCGAGTTAATGCGTATAAAAGTTTTTAAGAAATATGAGGGCAGAGGTTGGGCTGTTGTAGACTTCGTGGGGAGACTTTGGGCGATGAGTAAAGGATTAAAAGAAGCACGAAGGTATCATGAACTAGCACAGGAAGCCAGATGGATGAGAAAATTTAGTATAAACTATGTATATGAAGATTGGTTTGAAATGTTAGGTTGGCATATCAATAAAGTCCGCAAAAATCTCAGCACCAAATCAACAACTCTATATAACTATAACGACCTTTAATCTTCCAAGATTTCTGCTTTCAAGTCAGAAAGAATTTCCCACTTTATAATCCCATTACGAGCCATCTCTAAAGCGTATTCACGCTCTGCTGGTACATTATGCGGAATCTCATTTACACTATTTCTAGGTAAATGCCAACTATTCGGATAAGCTTCTCCTACTTTAAAAGGAGCTGATTTTGCAAAGAAGTCAAATCCAATCAATGTAAGACTATCCCAAACCCATGCTTTCTTTATTAGCCATAGTAAGGTTATAAATCCATTAGAAGGTCGTCCTAATACTGCGTTATTTACATAACCAAATTCATCATAAATTTTAAGTAATTCTTCATCACTAAACATTGTGTGCATCTCTGCGTCTAATGCTTTATTTACATCTCTAGCAGAATTAAGATTTATTCTTGTACGATTTAATAGTTTAGGTACGTTTGCAAGGCGTTCTCTGGTTCCTATTTGATCTGCTCTGAGGAATCCTGCTGCCCATATATCAATCTTTTTACCGATAGCCTTATCGTGAGCTGGACGGGGTAAACCTTTTCCCATGCGTATAACAACATCATGACTGTCAATGAATTCTCCTTTTTCATAGTTTATAATCTCTATTGAATTCCCTACTAGGATTATATTCTTATGCTCTAGTACTGATAAAACTTTATCTTCTAGTGTCATAGTTTATTTACGTGTAAGTGGTAAAACTCTTTAAGAGTTTGTTTATCTTCTTGAATGTCGACATAGTTTGCCGAGCTTTGTAGTGTCATCTCTGGTATTTCGAGATGTTTGGGTAACTGTATAAGATACTCTACTGCTGTTGCAACTTCATCCCAAGATAGGCTTGGCAACTCGTGATTGAGTAAGCCAAGATTGAGTGTGCTAATACGGCATAGTTTGTCACTATTATAAGTAAGGTTGTTTGACAGATGATTGATTGAAGCCTTTTGAGCTGCATACATATGCCCTTTTGATATATTGGGTTGATAAGCTCTAGAAGATATGTTTATTATCAACTTGTTCTCGTCTCGTTTCCATGCTCTGTAAGCTATATCAAGTATCGTTGTTTGGTCGAAATCTCTGTGTGCGAAGTTAATTAGAACGTCTACATGATTAGGATTACTTTTGTCAAAGCCGTACCAATCTGTATCATTCATTGTAATATCATCTATACGAGGGGTTGCTACCGTATTGTTTTTAGCACGCAAGACACCCGCTATGGTTTCTGCGAGTCCTGTACTACCTGTTATTGCTATTTTCATATTCCTGTACCATGTCAAATGACTGTTTGCCGAAGAGAGAGCCATCTACACTACAACCATTGCAGGGTGACATACTTCTATCTCCTTTAGCTAACTTGCGTCTGATCTTTTTCATTGGTTTCCCAAACCAGACATTCATTAGCGTATCGTTTAATAAATTTCCTATAATATGTTCTCTACCCCAGTCGTTGGAGCAAAAGAGAACATCTCCATTCCAGTCTACAAACATTTTGTAGAAAGGATAATGACATGGCTTACCTTGTAAAGATTTGATATCACTCTCCTCTATACCAAGCCAGTCTATTGTCCCACTCCTATTATTAAGAATGAGTCCGTGATCTTTCATACTCCAATGCATTCGATACTTGTACCTGTCTCCTGGAATATCCTTCATAATCTTATCGAATGTATACGTCTGATGCGCTCCATCATATAAGTTAATGTATAACAAGGATAATCCATTCTCAAAGAGGTCACTTGCATACTCAGGCGATAATCTATCCCCATTAGTATTGCACTCGATTATATTGGAATGAAGATGTGTTCTAAAACTTTTAACTACTTCTCTAAACTGTGGATTAAGTAAATTTTCCCCAAATCCGCTAAGAGAGATCTTTCCACGATAGTTATTACGTGCAAGTTCTTCTGCGATCCTTGCTGCTCCTTTCGGAGTCATATGCAAGTTTCTGTTCCCAAAGACTTCAGGGTCATGTCGAGGACAAAAGACACAAGTTCGATTACAAAGTTCGGTAGTATTTACTTCGACTGTGAGTATGGACGAGATTGGGTCAAATTCTTCATTTGATAGTCTGTTGTGGTGGGCTTGTTCTTGGCTTCTTCTATGTGCTAGGAAACTATGCTGGTCGTCTTGCTTCTTCAAGGATATTTCTCCATTCATCTGCGTACTGTACTTTTTCATATCCTGTCAACCACGGACCGCCATCTGTAAAATGTACTGCTTTAGGGTTGGGAATATCATAGTATCCGACCATGTTGTTATAAGTTGCGGGCAGACCACCGATAGGCTTGTCTGTCCATTTAAATCCATGTAAATCACCCGCTGGGGCTTTATTTACATAATCTGCGTCTATCTCCATTTCATCACAATTGATGTACATTAGAGATGACCAGTATTTATAAGGGTATGGACGGTTTACTTTTCCGTCCATTTTGATTCCCTGTCGAGTTATCAGTTCAGGGTGTTTAACCACATGAACGTCATGTTCCTCGCTTTGATACTTTTCTAGCTCTCCTGGGTCACTTCTCCAGATAAAGTCTCCATCGCAAAATAGAGCGTATCCTTCAAAGTTCGTCAGATATGGAACTAAAAATCTCGTAAAGGCAAAGTCTGTTGCCTCTCCTTGATAGGGTCGTTTATATACTCCTGTGTCCTGTAAGGCTGATTTCCTTAGAGGGCGTATGATGTGTAAGCTAGAGAATCTCTCGATACTTGCTTTACATGCATCATACATTTCGGGGTGTGCTTCCTCGTATCCTATAAAAATGTTCATTTAGCTACTTGAATTATTAACTAATTCAGGTGTAAACGATACATTATCTTCTTTTCCTAACTCTTCGCCTAACTGATTTATATAAGCCTGTCTGCCAGTTGTCATTATTGCAATTTCAGTCTGCAAGTCTTGAATCTTTGCGTCTGCTATTTGAATATGATTGATAACAGTTACATGCTCGTCACTCATTTGGTCGACGAAGTATTCGGTTCCATCAATAGTGATGGATTGTTGTGGTTCATTACTCATTTGAATATATCCTGCCAATTTCCTTTAGTGCTTGCCTTAGCATACTCAGTAGCACGGTTTTCAAAAAAGTTGGTATGCTCAACTGCGTTGACTTGCATGTCAATCCAAGGCAATGGGTTTTCGGTACTATGAAAAATCTTCTTCATACCTATTCCTAGTAGCCTTCTGTCTGCAATATATCTAATATATTCCTTGACTTCTTTTGCAGTTAAATCAGGAACATCTGCTTTCTCAAAGCAAATATCAATAAAGTTATCTTCTAACTCTACTGTTCTTTCAGCAGCACAATATATTTCGTATTTCAACTTATCAGTCCACAACTCAGGGTTTTCCTGCATGAAAGTTCTGAATAGTTTTGACAAACCTTCGACATGTAAGGATTCATCACGAATACTCCATGTAACAATTTGTCCCATTCCTTTCATTAAGTTATGTCTTGGGTAGTTGAGAAGAATCGCAAAGCTACTAAATAACTGTACTCCTTCTGTAAATGCGCTATATACCGCCATTGTTTTTGCCATATCATGAGGAGTATCCATGTTAAAGTCTTGTAAGTACTCATGTTTCTCCATCATAGCATGTATATCGAAAAACTCTTGGTACATCTCTTCTGATTTACCTAAAGTATCTAGTAGTAAGGAGTATGCTTCCTGATGGACTGCCTCCATAGCTGCATAAGCAACTAGCATCATTCTTACTTCTGGTTGTTTAAATGTAGGTAAGTAGTGCGTAGCATAACCTCCGCACACGTCTACATCTGCCTGAGTAAAGAATCTAAAAATATTATCTAGTAACATTCTCTCTCCTTCACTTAATTTTTCTCTATAATCCTTGATATCATCCTGTAGTGGCACTTCTTCTGGTAGCCAATGCATTTGTTGTTGTTTTTTGTAATTCTCAAATGCCCACGGATATTTAAAAGGTTTATAGTATTCTCTTTCTTCTAATAAACTCATATTATCCCTCACAACTTAGACATTCTTCAGCTTCAAATATGATTTCTCTCTTTGCTTCTGTAGTTACATTGTCTGCTCTTGAAATTGCCTCACTACGTAGGTAGTAAAGCGTTTTTAGGTTTTTTGCCCATGCTAACATGTGCGCGGAGTGTAAGTCACCTTTATTTACATCAGGTGGGAAGAATAGATTTAACGACTGACTCTGACAGATATATTCCTGTCTAGCCGCCGCATGCTCTATAATCCATGCCTGATTGATCTCAACTGCTGTCTTAAAGACTTCTCTTTCTTCGTCACTTAAGAACTCTAGGTGTTGACAACTCCCTCTCTGCATAATAATAGTTTTCCAAATACTATCATCATTCCGTCCATACTTCTCTAAAACTGCTTCTAAGAACTTATTTTTCAATAGGTTACTTCCAGACTTTGTTTTTTGAGTAAATGCATTTGCTCTAAAAGGTTCAATACTTGGACTCGTATTCCCACAAATTATACTAGAACTAGCGTTCGGTGCAATAGCCAAGAGATGAGCGTTCCTTACAGAACAAGTATCATCATCTGGACAAGCGCCTTTATCTACGGCTAGTTTCTTTGTGGTTTCTAGGGCATCGTGTTTAATGTGATTGAATATCTTGATATTCGCAGCCTGAGCTTGCATACTCTCGAAAGGTATACTATTCTTCTGCAAATACGCATGGAATCCCATCGCACCTAAACCAATACTTCTTTCCCTCATTGCAGAGAACTTAGCTCTATGCAACTGGTCGGGGGCTCTAGCAATGAAGTCATCTAATACATTATCTAACATTCTTACTAAATCCGGTATGAAAGCAGGGTGGTTGCTCCATTCATCATAATTTTCTAAATTTACTGATGATAGGCAACACACTGCTGTTCTTTCTTCGTCGGTGGCTAGTGTAATCTCACTACACAGGTTACTGTGGTGTACTTCTAATCCTAGCTTCTTTTGGAAGTCCGGCAACCCAGCTTGCACTGCGTCTTCGAACATCACGTACGGCTCGCCTGTTTCCATTCTGTTTTGTAATAGCTTGACCCATAAGGCTGTTGCACTTATAGTTCTTTTGACCTGTCTTGAGTGAGGATCCACCAAGTCCCAGCTATCATCAAAGTCAGGATATTTACTTGCGCTGTGTATGAGTTCCATGAAACTATCAGGAACCACCACACCGTGATGAAGATTGATAGACTTACGATTCGAATCGCCACCTGTAGCTTTTCTGACATCTAAAAACTCCTCTATTTCGGGGTGACTCATATGTAGATAAGCTGCATAACTACCCCTTCGAGTTATACCTTGTGAAAATGCTAACATTTCCGCATCTACTACTTTTAAGAAAGGTATCACTCCAGTACTCTCACTTCCTTTAGAAGTTTTTGTACCTTGTGACCTTACATCACTCCAATGTCCGCCTATACCACCGCCAAATGACGATAAGTAGGCATTTTCTGTGTAATGGTCCGTTATCCCTTCTCTACTATCTTCTACGTAATTAAGAAAACAACTTATAGGTAGTCCACGAGCAGTTCCACCATTAGATAGAACAGGAGTCGCGAACATAAACCACAGATTACTAACATAATCATACAGCCTTTGTGCGTGAGCATCGTCATCGGCAAATGCCATACAAGCTCTTGCAAAGGCTTCCTGTGGAGATTCTTCTCCTGGTATCATATACCTGTCCTTGAGAGTTGCTATTGCAAACTCATCAAGAAGGCTATCTTTACTAAAATCTATTTTAACTGACATAATTTTTTACTAATCCTATAATTTCTTTACTGTGTCCAAGTACTTGCGCGTCTGGGTCGTAGGATAAATCCATCAACTCTATATTCTTAGCAAGATTCTCTGCACCAAACTCGTTTAAGTTTTGCATGAATTTATACTTGCTTTCGATAGGAAGTGTTGACATTATATCAAATACATCACCGTAATCGGCAATCATACTACTAGCACGCTTTGGACCTATTCCATTTACTCCTGGGACATTATCACCTTTATCTCCACATAAGCACTTAAATGTTAAATACTTGTCTGGGTGAAAGTCGTAATGTTCGTCCCAATTACCTATTGTTGTCTCTTTTCTTGTTACGGTAGAGAACCGTGATATGTTCTCGGTTATTAGAAGATCCCAATCTTTATCTGAACTCACCATCCAGATGTCTTGGATTCCACATTCTTCTCTATTAAGAGCTATGACTGCTGCAATATCATCGGCCTCTACACCTTTATATTTAATAGTGAGATAACCTTTCTCATTACATAAGTCTATACACTTCTGAAATTCTCCGAGGAAATTCAAAAACTCTTTCTTTTCTTCTTCTGTTTGGTCTGCATACCGCTCTTTACGGTTTGCTTTATACTCAGGGTCTATTGATTTTCTATAATCACTCCCTCCATCGCCTAATACTACGATTTCACCGCAGTCGTACGATTTAGCAAGACTTTCTATAGTCTTGAGATATTCTACTTTAAAGAACTCTTTCTTTTGATGTTTCCATCTGAACGCCAAGTTAAGTCCATCAACTACTAACAGATTCCCGTTAGGAGTTGGAGGGTTTCCAAGGCTCGTAAATTCTATCGCCATGTGTCCATTCCTGTTTTTCGTGTTCGAGCCACTTCTCCGCTAGGCAAATATATGAGTCAAGCCAAGGCAAGTGCATATATTGTTCTAACTTATGAGGCTTCCGAACGGTTGATACAAAAAATTGTGCATGGTTTGCCTTGAAAAACAGTAGAGGTTCCTGATTACAGTCCTCTGCTTGCTGTCTTGCTTTAGCCCACCAATGCACAAAATTATTACTTTTGTTAGTAAATATTTTAGTAGTGACTGCATCGTCCTTGTAAAATTTTACTTCGATTAAGAACTTATTTATTGAATGTTTCAAATATAAGTCCCCTTTTATTTTCCCAGAACCAGAGCCGGGAGTGCCCTCGAACGGTAACTGGGTATGTCTTGTTAACATATTGGCAACGAGTGCCTCGGCTTTCGCCCCTTTTTGTCTTGAATTAACCATTATAACGACTGGATATATTTAATTAAATTATCTGTATCGTTAAGTTTTAACTCTACTATATGCTCATCCATTATTTCTATATTGAGGTCTGCCTCTAATTCCATTACGAGTTCTATCATATCTAAACTGTCTGCACCTAATTCCAGGAGATCGTCCCCTGCTTTTAATGAATTACGAGGTAATTCTAGTTGTGCCTCTATTAGAAATAATATTTCTTCATCTGAGTAATGTTTAATAGTCGTTGTCTTCAAGCAATGCCTCTCTATATTCTTGTTGTCTGACTAGAGTTTTATCATAGTCGGTTAATTCTTCCCAATCACACGTCTTACAAGTAACTCCTACTAGGATATACTCTCTATGCTCCACTTTATGTGGGCAGATGTGCAACCAAAATGTAGCGCCCTCAGTCTTATTCATGTTTATTCCAAATGACTTATATTGTCATCTTTTACAATTTCTATCTTCTCTAATAATGGATGTGTCCAACCATGAGAAACTAGGTATGTGTTAAGGTTAGCCTCTTTTAGGAGAATCTCTACTACTTTCTCCTTTCCCTGTTCATCAAGTGCTTGATTAACTTCATCAAGAAATAGCACATTGATTTGACTTCTACTAATAGATGTCATAAGTTTTCGTATTGCAACTAAGGTGGCAATATTAACTCTTGCGAGTTCCCCACTAGATAATGCTAGTATGTCAATAAGTTTACCTGTATCGGTAACTTCTACGTTAAGCTTGTCGTTTTCCACAACGAAATTGATACTAAATCTGCCATCGCTAAACTCTGCTAGGTACTCATTTGTGAGCATTTCTAGTTCTTTTACGAGTGACTCGATCTTGTATGCTAAGAGTCCGTTTGTGCTAAACGCTTTTTTAAGTACTTCAAGAACTGAAAGTTTATCCTCAACACCGCTGAGCTTGCTTGTAATTTCAGAAAGCTGACTTTCAAAGTTTGCTGTCTGCTCTGCAATAATCTCAATTCTGGTATTATGTCTTTCTCTTCTTTCATTTTCCTCTGCTATTTCGTAAAGCTCTTCCCTAGCCATTTGAACCTTCGCTTTAATCGCTGCAATAGTCCCTCCGATTGCTTCTGGATCGCTAACTGTCGTTGGGAGTCCAGAGTCAACAGAGGTGAAGAGCTGTTCCCAGTCTCTAACTCCTTTGGCTGCTTCCCTATGTACTTTATTGTCATGTTCTAATTTTCCTAGTTTTCCTTCTTCTACTTTAATAAAAGTGGAACAACTCATTGCCCTTTTGTTATGTGATTCATACTGACGTTCGATAAACTCTAAATCAATATCCTGCGAGCAAGTAGGGCACTCTCTATCTTCAGCATTTTTCAATGCTTCATATTTATCTCGCATTTTCACTTCGTGTGAAAGTTCTGACTTCCAAGCTCCGATAGAACCTATCACACTTCCAGTATCGTTAGACTCTGGATATAGTTGATAGTCTTGTCGTAGCCCAGTAATATCTATGGATTTTAACCTTTCTAATAAATTATTATTAAGATTTATTTTTTTATTTTTCTCCGAGATATTTTCAAAGTCTACTTGTAACTGATGGAGTCTATCTTCGTCCTTTTTCGAGATTTTTGGTAAATCTAATTTAGATAATATCTCTGTAGTCTCCATTTTGTTGTCTGTTAACCATTTCACAATTGTGTCGGTTTTTGCGTTGAGGATTGTTACTTCCTGTGATGCAAGCCGTACTCCTTCCCTGAATGTATCAAAGAACGCGACGTAATCGTCAAGTCTCAGCAAATCG